ACCATTACCAGCACAATTTGCAACGGTAGAAAAACATTGTAAAGGTTTGAGAGCACGACCTAAAAAAACAAAATCAGATAAAACTATGTGGGATGAAATGAAGAAAGATTACCTTGAAGATAATCCAGACGCTGACATCTACAATGGCAAAGAATCTACACTTAAAATGCCACCAGAAGATTTTATATTACCGATACCTAAACCAAAAAGCGATTAACAAATCGTATAAATATAGATGTTATGGCAATATCTATATTAGACCCATTAGTACAAAAACAAGGCGACACCAGAAAATCTGGTGCTTGGTATCGTAAGGCTGTCGGCAGCATTGCTGACAAAACACAGGCAAGACAATTAATGAGAGACGGCAACCTAATCGGTAGACCTTCTCAAGGACGATTAAATCTATTTTTTTATGACCCGAAATTTAAGAAAACACTACCTTATTACGACACATTCCCTTTAGTATTACCATTAGAACCAATCCCAGGAGGATTTATTGGAATGAATTTCCATTACTTACCACCTGCTATGAGATTTACCTTACTACAAAGAATGGATAAATTTCTATCTGGCGATATGATAAGACCTAATACGAAGTACCAAGTATCTTATGATAGTGTGAAGAATATACCTATGGTTAAACCAACTCTTCATAAATATCTTTATAGTAATGTGAGAAGTCAGTTTTTGCGTATCAATGCGTCTGAAGCTGCGGTTGCAGTATACTTGCCAGTACAACAATTTAGAAAACAACCAGCGACTACCGTTTGGCGTAGAAGCACAAGATAGAGGACTTTTATGATGAATAAGAGTAATAAGGTAAATGGCAAGAAGAAGTTTATGGCGAGTTGCAATCGTCAAATTAAGAATGTGGTATTGTGATATAAGAGGACATCACGGACACAAATGGAATTATGAACCAGGTGAACACTATTTAGGAATGCGAAGAAGCAGACACTGGAAAGATAAACACTAGAGGATAAAAATGGCAATATTACGAGGCGGTAAAAGAATTGGTGGTATGGATATCAGAATTGGTATTCCTAGAGACCGTTCTATGGATAATATCAACCGAGACCCAAGGTTTAGAACAAGACCAGGTGCAAATCCTGAAACTACAATGGGTAGATTTCAATCCTATGTAAATGAATCAGAAGGTTTTGCTCGTAAGGCTAGATACTATGTTGTCTTTGAACTACCAACAGGTGGTAAGATGGCAGGTGGTTTTGATTTTGGTGGTGCAGTACCTGGTGGTGAAGGTATGGTACACGGTAGTGATATAAGAAGATACGCTAATGAAGCAAACTTACAACGAAGAGTACAAGCGTTTGTATCAGAAGTGAATATGCCTAGTAGAACAATGAAAACAAAAGCAGTAAAACATAATGGTCCACCAAGACACATTGTATACGATTATGAAATGGCTGATGTATCAATGACATTTTATACAGACAAATATTTAAGAGAAAGAATATTTTTTGAATTGTGGCAAAAGACTGCCTTTTCAAATATAACACACAATTATGCTTACTATGATGAGTATGTAGCACCAATTAATATATTACAATTAGGTGCTGACCCAGGAGCACAAGAACGAGACGGTTCAACATATGGTGTAAGATTGTGGGAAGCGTATCCTGTTTCAGTAGGTGATGTATCATACGCTGCCGGTTCAAATGAAGTACAAACATTTACGGTACAATTTAAATATAGATACTGGTTAAACTTTGCAATAGACCAACAAAACAAATTTCAGATTGGTCAATCGCAATTTAATAGTGCTATCGTTAAAGAAGGCGATAGTGGCTTTTTAAGTAAATTACCACCTGAATTGAGAAGAGCAGGTGAAGGTGTATTAAATAACTTGAAGAGGTCGTTTCCAATCGGTAAGATTACTGGTGGAAGAGTTATGCCTCCGTTCAAATTTGGTCCACTAAATATATAATATTAATAATAAGGAGATGATAACAATATGGCTTTACCAAAAATTGAAGTCCCAACATATAAGTTAACTCTACCAAGTGAAGACACGGTAGTAGAGTTTAGACCATTTCTGGTCAAAGAAGAGAAGATATTAATGCTAGCGATGGAAGAGAAGAATGACGCTCAAATGAAAGCCGCCGTTAGAGATTTAATTAACTCTTGTACTTTCGGAAAATTAGAAGTAACCAAACTACCACTATTTGACATAGAATATTTGTTTTTAAATATTCGTGCAAAGTCAGTAGGTGAGATTGCGTCTTTTAAAGTTTTCTGTCCAGAAGATAAGGTTACACTTATACCTGTTGATGTAGACTTAACAAAGGTTGAGGTACAGGTTGATGACGAACACACAAATAAGATAGTATTAGACGAAGAAAGAAATCTTGGTATTAGTATGAACTATCCTAACATTGACACTATTCCATTGGGCGTAGATGAAGATATGAATACAGAAGCAATTTTTAAAACAATTGTTGAATGTATTGACTACATCTATGAGGGGGAACAAGTGCATAAAGCGAAAGATAGTACAAAGGCTGAACTAATTGATTTTTTCAATAATTTAAATACCAATCAATTTAAACTAATCAGAAAATTCTTTGACACAATGCCGAAGTTAAGGCACGAAGTCAAGGTTATAAATCCTAAAACAAAGAAAGAGAGTGTGGTTACACTCCAAGGACTATCTGATTTTTTCGTATCTGCCTCTCCCACAACAACCTAGAGGCGTACTTTGAGACTAACTTTGCGTTAATGCAACATCATAAGTATAGTCTAACAGAATTGGATTCTCTATTTCCTTGGGAAAAAGAGGTTTATGTTTCTTTACTGATTAAACACATTAAAGAAGAAAAAGAAAAAGCAAGACGAGATAATATGGGCAAACCTACTAAATAATAGCAGGTGAGCTATAACAAAAGGATTTATGAGTAAAGATGAATTAAGGGTATCAGATAATACTGCCATCAGTATGCCTATGAGGAACTTGTTAGCAATAATAGCTGCAGTTTCAGTTGGTGTTTGGGCTTACTTTGGAGTATTAGAAAGATTGAATCGTATAGAGACTAACGAAGAGTTATTAAGAAAAGACCTTGAAGGAAGTACATTACGAATAGAAACAGAATTAAATAAGAATAGTGAGTTTAGAATTAAGTGGCCAAGAGGTGAATTAGGTTCACCACCTGCTGATTCCGAACAATATATGCTTATTGAACACATTGCTGGACAATTAGATGAACTAGATGAGAGAATGAATAAAATGTTGAACAATGGAGTTAATATAATAAGACTACAAGAGGATGTAAAAATCCTTAGAGAAGATGTAGAAAAACTAAAAGATAGTAATAGAAGTATTATCTATCAAAACGGAAACGGTAAGAAGGAATAATGAAAAACATTTTAGCAATAATATTTGTTGCCTTACTTGTACCTAGTGTGTATGCAGCTAAGTTATATACTGGTGGTGAGAAATACGAACAAGATAATGTTGTTGCGTTAACACTTACTCTAAACGGTAAGTTAATAGAATGGGTTTACAAAGAAAATATAGGTCAATGTTTAAAATCTAAAAGAGTAGCGGCTAGAGAAGTAGGTGGCGAAAGAGTTATATTTGAGTGTAAACTAGTAAAAGCATTATTACAAGAAGATAAACAAGCAAAATACGGAATAAGATTACTTAAAATTTTAGACTAAAGGATTTATGAACAAACTATTAACAATAGCATTTTTATTTTTGATGATGTACGCCCCAGCATATGCTGATTGCACAGGTTGTGGTGATGACGGACACCAAGTTTGTCCTATTGAAAAGAAACATACACATATTACGGTGATGACAGAAGAACATAAAACTTCATCATCAACTCCTGAAGAAGGTATCGTATTCGCAGTATGTATTTTTGAAATAGATGAAGCTACAGGTGAAAGAAAACTAATTGACCACAGAGCAAGTGAGAACTTGATGGACTGCTTGAAAAATAAGAGAGAAGCAGAAAGAGACTATAAAGAGAGTAAAGAAAAAGGTGGTATCTTCAATATGACTTGTGATAAAGTTAACGCAAAAGTACAAGTACAAGAAGATGGTTCGTGGAAGATTTTAGAAATATTAGGAAGACACGAACAAGCATATATTAGAAAAAAAGTTTACGAATAATCGTAGGAGTAAAAGTAATATGATAAAAAATTTAAAAGATGTAATTATTTGTATATTAGTCGGTGGTGTAATAACATTATTAGGCGTAATTATCATTGGTGACTATTATGTGGCACTACAAGAGAACAGACCTGTTGATGAGTCAGTTATTACATTAATGAAAATGGCACTAACTGGAATGATAGGAATTATTGCAGGTTATATGGGGAGTAAATAATGGCTGAAGAGATAAAAAAAGAAGTTAAGGTTGCAGAACCTAAACAGAAAATACAAGTTGATTTAGAAGTAGATACTTCAATCAAAGACCTAGGTATTAATCCATATGCAAAAATAATTCATATGGCAAGAGCAGTTGACGCTTGGAGAATATTTCCAAGATTGTTTTTGACCGTATATATTGTTTTATTATACAAATGTGTAATTTGGTATATGAACTTACAGGCACCTACTATGGAACAAAGTGGGTTAATCAGTATCGTTGTTGGTGCTGGTGCAGCTTGGTTTGGTCTATATACTGGTTCAAGTAAAAATAAGAAATAGGAAATAAGAAATGGCTGCCACTACACTTTCAAACGCTACACAAGACGAACTACTTTCCATATTCAAAGTAATATCAAAGAAGTCTATCCAATCAGTTGATGGACTAGTTAAGTCAACTCAGCCTAAATTAAACAAACTTGTTGCAGAAACTATTGACGCATTTAGAGATACACCTAGAAGTGTAAATGATGTGATGAATAAACTTGTTAATAGAATGGGTGAATTAAACTATTCTGTTGAAGACTTGACAAGAGGTATGGAAAAGGCAGACATATCAGAAGATATGAAATCTCTACAAGACGCATTGCGTAATAGAGAACAGATGATTATTGTTGCAGAAAAAGAAGCAAGTGAATTAAGAAAACAAGGTGTAGCAGTACAAGTAAAGATGACCGAAGATGGTGCAAAGGCAGTTGTACTATCAACAAAACAATTGCAGATGGAACAAGAAAAACTTGTAAAATCTGAAAAGACAATAGTATCAAACGAACAAGAACTATTAAAGAGAACAAAGAATTTACACAAACTAGATGAAACTAGTAGAGAAAAAGAAGAAACGCTTATCAAAGAGAAGTCAGTACTACTAACAAAAGAACGAGAAGATTTAGACGCAAAAAGAGAAGCACTTGGTGGCGATACTTCTGATAACTTTGGTGGTCAAGGTGGTGATATGATAGACCCACGAGGTATGTTTGCTGGTATATCTGATACCTTTATGGGTATCAAAGATAGTATTACAGGACCATTTGTAGAACTTGGCGAAATGGCCAAGAAGATGGGTACTTCATTTATGAACTTCGGTAAAGCAATGAAGACACCAATCAAATCATTAAAACTATTTGGTGCAAGTCTTATGATTGCAGTTGTACCTATGTTGTTATGGGCTCTTGGTATATTAGCATTGATTGCTGTAATTGCAATTGCAATATTTAAATTTCACGCAATCAAAGACGCTATCATAGACGCATATAACTATCTAGGAGAAGTCTTTACAAAGTTTGGTGAATACTTAATGGAGAAATGGAATGCGTTTGTAGGTTATATAGGTGGACTAAAAGATTCATTAATGGAGAAGTGGGATAAATTTACACAAGGTATATCTGATATGGTTGATTATGTAAGTACTCTAGGAAGTAAAATATGGAATAGTATATCTGACGCATTTAGTAGTATTGGTGATTATGTTGCAGACATATTTAAAAGAATCTATAATGGTTTTGTAGACAAGTTTGGTAAGTATATAGGTATGAAAAAAGTTGCATTGTCAAGTGATAAGGCTTCAATGTCAGCACCTAAAAGTGTAGAAGGTGAAATACAAAAAGCAGAAATACCTGAAGAGAAAAAGAAATACTTTAGTGGCACAGATAAGGCAGACCAAACAGGTAATGCAAAAGCACTAAAAGAAGCAGGTAATACAAATAACACAACCGGAACTAACAATGTTGGTATCACACAAGACAACAAACAGATTGTAACCACAAACAACCAAGAATCAATATTCGCTGGTAATGGTAATAGAAATCCAGACCCACCTAGTATGTGGGAAAAGTTAACAGGATTGTTTTAGAATTTACCTAAATCGTCTTCTGTAAATATTTTAAACTCCCAACCTTGCATTTCGCAATAACGAACAGCGGCACCCCATTTAGCTCTATTTTTAATATATGCTAAACTCTCATTGATATATGCTCTAGTCTTACGAGCTCTAGGTTTAGGTTTCTTTGTGAAGGCCTTAGGTTTGATTTCAATTATATACTTACCTTTGTTGGTAACTATGAAGAAATCAGGAAAGTAATTATGTAATTTCTTGGTCACAGGATTACGATAACGAATAGCAATCTCTTCACTACCCCAATGTGTGATACCTTCATTACGGTCGCAGTAAACCATAAATCTTCTCTCCCAATTAGAACGATAGACAACTCTATCTGGATTACCTAGATATTTGTCTTTGTTTTGAGGTTTATATTTGCCTTTATAACTTGCTGTTGCCATTACTATTTCCTGTATAAATATTAGTATAATTCATAAGGATATTTATATATGGGATATACAAACAAAATAAGCTCTGTTATCAAAGGTCGTATTAATGCAGGTTCAAACGCTGTAAAAGGTTTTGTTGATGGTCTTGCAGGTGATATAACATCACAAATAGACAACTTCAGCAATCAGTTTACTGGTGCAGAAAATACAGAAGCCACGAAATCAAAAGCAAGACAGATATTAAATCAATCGCCACTAGAGATAGGTTCAGGTGACGCATTACAAGGTAGAGTGCGTTCCAGAATTAGTTATGGTCAGATATATTATCCAGAAGAAACAGGTATGTTAGATGAAGGTCACTATGTCATATTTGACATTATTGAAAACAGAAAAACATCTTATGGTAGTAATATGAAGAGAAAAATAGAAGTACCAGCAGATGATGACGCAGAAGCAAATCGGGTTACAGCTGCTGGAGGAACAGGACCTGATGGTGGTTATAAAACTGATTATCAAGGTGGACCAAAAAGAAAAGTAAGAGAAATGTCTTCTGGTATTGGTCAAGGTGGTTCACATACACATACAAGAATTAGTGATACGGTGTGTTTATATACACCTGCTGAAGCAGCAAAATTCTCATACAGAGCAAACTATGAAAACTTAGCAACTGGTCTTGCCGGTCTTATGGCGTCTAGTATGGAAGCAGGTAAAGATATGTCTTTCAAAGAAGCGATGGTTGACGGTGGTGGTGCTATGATAGAGAGAGTATTAGGATCAGCAGTAACCGATATTGCAAGTGCATTGCCTGGTGTTGGTGATGTAAGAGGTGCAATAGACAAATCAATGGGTAGAGCATTAAATCCATTTAACGAACAAGTGTTTAGAAGTGTACCATTTAGAGAGTTTAGTTTTCCATTTACATTTGCACCAAAGAATCAAAAAGAAATGTTAAATGTAGAAAAGATTATCAAGTTATTTAAATTTCATATGTTACCTGAATTTAGTAATAAAACTAAATCAGCATTTTTATCGCCATCTGAATTTCAAATAACTTATTACTATCGTGGTAAGTCAAACGATTATATACCACAGATTTCTCGTTGTGTAATGACAGCTATGGATGTAGACTATGCAACAGAAGGAACATTCCATACATTTAGAGAAGACAATAGAGGAGCTGCACCTATCACAACAACAATGACTTGTACATTTGCAGAAACAGAAATTATGACTAAAGAAACAATCGCTAAAGGATATTAATAGATGTATTTTTCAAGTTTTCCACTTATACTATATGATATGAAAGGTGACCAGAAAGCAAAACTGGCAACTAACATAATCAAAAGAGTAAAGGTAAGAGAGAAAGTATTAGACGCAGCTATGTTGTATCAAAAATACTTTGTACAACCAGGTGAGAGACCAGAAGATGTAGCATTTAATCACTTTGGTAAATCAGAATATCACTGGATTATATTGTTGACAAATGGTATTACAGACGCATATTATGGTTGGCCTATGAACTATACTGAATTTGAAACCTTTATCAAAGACAAGTATCCTAATCCAGAAGCAATACATCATTACGAAAAGAAACAAACAAGTGGACCTACAGATGTCCATATAGAATGTATGAGTACAGATGTAGGTGCTGTATCTGTATCAAATAGAGAATACGAACAAAGAATACAAAACGATATAAGCGAAATTAAGTTGTTAGACCAAAGTTATCTATCAACATTTTTAGATGAGTTTGATAAACTGATAGGTGAATAATGTACAGCAAATTAAAAACCGATGACTTGAAAAAGGCCGGTGACTATACGCTATCTGAAATAGTAGTGCATAGTAGAAAGTCTTTTGATGGTTCAAGTAAAGCAAAGAAGACGGACATCACAAGTCTAGTCGCAGAAATCAATATTTACGAAGACATAAACGAGAAGAACTTATCTGGTCAGTTAGTTATATCTGATAGTACAGGTCTTCCTAATCATATGCCATTGACTGGTAATGAACTCTTATCATTTAAACTAGGTACACCAGGTTCAAGTCGTTATTATGACTTTGAAAAACATCCTATGGTCATCTATAAGATAGGTAGTAAACAACCACATAATCCTAGGTCACAATTTTATGTACTATACTTCTGTAGTAAAGAACAAATTACAAATCAAACCGTCAAGGTAGAGAGACCATTTACTGGTGCTATCGCAGATATGATATCCTCTATTGCATTGTCTGAATTAGGAACAAGTAAAGACATTACACTAGAAGGTACAAAAGGTAATCGTAAGTTAGTCGTACCAAGATTTAGACCATTTAAGGCGATAGATTTTTTATGTGCTCAAGCAGAATCTGCTACATTTAATAACACAGGATTTAAATGGTACGAGACAGCAAATGGATTTCATTGCCGTTCATTTGAAAATATGATGGCAGTTGGAGTAGATAGTATAAGACCAAACAATGGTTACTTTAAACCTACAATGGCAGGTACAACAAGAAACAAAGGTAACCGTGATGTTACCCAAGAAATGCAAACTATTTTCTCATACGAAGTCATAGAACAATTTAATCTTATGAAACTATTAGGTATGGGTGGTGTTGCAAGTAGAGTACTAAAGACAGACTTGTTTAATAAAACATTTGCAAACGCTGACTTTGATTACGAAAAATCATATAGTAAGAACCACCATACTGAACACGATGGTAGTGGTAGTAGACAAGGTGATAAGAAGATATTACCTGATTATCCATTTAGAGATAACAAACCATTAACAGCATATGCAGACGGAACTTTCTTTAATAGTAGTGAGACAACAAATCAATATGAAGGTTATGAATCCGTATCGCCAGAAAACTCAATGCTGAATAGAATAGCACAAGAAGTAGCGTTAGAATCATTTAAGGTAAGAATAGAAGTACCTGGTTACACAGGATTATCAGTAGGAGAAATGATAGGACTAGAGATACCAAGATATGAAAGTATTAGTATTGGTGATAAAGACCAAGACGAAGCATTAAGTGGAAGATACCTAGTCAGCAGTATCATACATAAGGTACTACCAGGCAAGAGTTACCACTCAATGACCGTTGAATGTATGAAAGATAGTGTGAAAACACCATACTATAATGAAACAATTAAAGTAGAAGAAGGCTATACTGATAAAGGCAAAGTATATGAACAAGAGAAGATAGATGAAGGTATATTTGGGATATTCTCGTAGTTTATTCATATGACAACAACTAGAGAGATACATAGAGAATCGCCCTCCGAGACGCCCCTCCAGAGGTCTAAAGGGCATACTATAGACAATCTCAAAGGTCTCTCTACTCTATACGCTGACAATCATACCAGAACAAATGAGAACAGAATGAGAACAAAAACACAATGAAAATGAATATGAAACAATTAAACAACCCTTTACGCAACACATTAGAAACCATACGCAACACCTACGAGGATGCTATGTATAGAAGTCATTTACAAAGGTTTTTCAAAGGTACATACGCAATTGACGAACTCAATCATAAAGTCGGCGTACTAGAAAGAATGACCATACGCATAGCAATATATACAAAACTAATCAAAGATATGCCACTAGCGTGTCATTTGCGTAGGTTTAGAATAAATAGAAAGAATAATATAATCTAGTGTTATCTAAAAGGTACAAGTATCGGAAGAAATTATGAGCAAGTATATACATTTTACAGGAATAGTTGAAGACAGGCAAGACCCACACAAGGTTGGCCGTGTGCGAGTACGGTGTTTAGGTTACCATTCAGATAGTATTCAGACATTACCTACAGCAGACTTGCCGTGGGCACAATGCGCTTTACCTACGACTGCCGGAGGCATATCGGGCCTGGGTCAGTCGCCAACCTTTTTGGTAAAAGGAACTTGGGTACACGGATTCTTTAGAGATGGAGAGCAGGCGCAACAACCAGTTGTTCTTGGAGTGTTGCCTGGGAAACCCAGCAACTATTCTTCAAGGTATTACTCAAAGGCAGGCTATGATGGCTCGGGTATCTATCCTAAGTATATTAATGAAACAGATACAAATAGGCTAGCGTCCAGTATAACACAAAATCCGTCTCTTGTCAACTTAATT